CGCCCCCATTGGGGGGGCGCCTTATCACATATGCAAGGAGGTACAATGTACAAAACCAGAACAGGTTCTGTGATTGATTATGGCAATAGCTACCCGCTTGGTACTTACAGCGGTGACGCGAAGTACTTGATCAACATGGGACAAACATGCCCAATTGAATCAGGTCCAACGCTTCTCAATTTTTACGAGAATGCTAACCAAAATCTGTTCAGAGCACCTCTGTACGGCTTCTTAGGTACAGAGACGTTTTGGAGCACTAACAACCGAAGTCCTGTATGGAACGAATGTACCCATACAAAACAGAATGCAAGCTTTACGTACCCATGGGGTACAATTGATAAGCATTTGCATTCTCAGCACGTCCGCTATTGCGAACGTTCGCCCTGGGCAACTCCCCCAAGTAATGCTTTTTTGGGGAGCCTACCTAATGTAGGGGAAGTTAGTGATTTTACTCGTGCGCGAGCATGGGCTTCTATGCAGCCAACGTTTAAATCCGATTTCCAGACGTTGAATTTTATCTGGGAACTTAAGGATTTTAGAGAAATCGTTGGAGCCTTTTCTAAACTTATGAGCGGTACAACTGCTTATAAGATGATTAAGTTATCAAAAGGAAAGGCACCTGTTGTGAAGGCACTGAGGAAATCCATCGGTAAAGATTTTGGCAGTATTTCTGCCGCCGAGGCGATGAACAAAAGTGCAAATACCATTGCAGGCGCGTGGCTGTTAAATGCTTATGCTATACAACCAACTATTAATGATTTGGTCAGCTTAAGCTCAGCCGCGTCAGTTATGTACATAGATGCTTTAAATAAGTTCAAAGCATCCGGAGAGAAGACTCAGTCTTCTCATTACACTGAAGTGCTGTACGACGATACAAATTTCCTTGGAAACAATGGAAATGTTCCTTCCGGTAAAGTTTATGATGAACGTCGTCAAAGCTTTACAGCGTCCTTAGATTATAATTTTAAATATAATCTTAATCCAGGACGGGAAGCGTTTATGCGGTACTGGGGCCTGTTGGGGACACCGGAGGAGTTTTGGAATATGATCCCATTATCCTTTTTGCTTGATTACGTAATCAAGATTGGTGAATCCTTACGTCTTGCTCAGATCGACAAAAACCTTGATCTGAGTGTGTTGAATTATAGTGAGTCTAACTTATCATTCGTTAGACGTATTCACTACGCAACATTTGACCCATCTGTACACTGCTCACTTGTTGTCGACGGTATTCTCGCCGAAGAAGACAAAAAATATCCCGTCTTCGGGTATGTGAGCAGCAGATATACTAGGAAACTTACCACACCGTTAAAACACGGGCTTGTAATCCCAAATATTCGGGGTATAAGCAGTGGTCACCTAGCTAATATCGCAGCATTAGTGAAAGGCATTCTTTTTTGACTCCATCCGCAATAACGCGGTGTCTCCCAGACATAAACTGGTTTATATATATAGGAGTAAAGTCTCATGAATCTTATCCCATCACCCGCCACCATTAATGATGGCACTTCAGATCACATCTTCACTTTTCAACAGCAAAAGCTCGTAGGAAAATCTATTATATCTACCTGGAAGGAATTGGCCGCGGCATCTGCCGTCCAATCTACTTACAAAAGTAAATATAATTCTACGGAAGCTACCATTTTACGAAACGTTGGGCAAGTTAATCAAATGCTCGCAATCGAAAATGGTGAACTGGTGCTGGCAACAATAAATCTGTCAGCAGTCTATCATCGCGAACACGCCATAGCCGATTTAACAAAACTCGGCACTTTAGGCGTGGCTGCGACTTCACAGACTAACTTCTGGTTGAATTTCTTTAATCAGATGTGACCTTCTCTTTTATGCAACAATTTTCCGTTGCACTGAAGGTGTGTAATGTTTTATAGGATGGTGATCGTGAGCTGGAAGGTCGTGCAATGCATAACCGTAATAGCCAACGTTCTATCATGGATGTTCCCGCACTTGGTGAAGGAATTTGCCAAGATAATAAAAATTTGGAAATAGCTGATAACGCCCTTAGGGAATTCTCTTCGGGTTATATAACTTCTTTGTTATCTGACTTCCACAACAAGATGCATATGTTCTATAGCTTCGCTGACTTCACTCGCGATTGCCGCACTGTAAAAGTACGGATTAAAAACGAGGGTGTCTACTTCTTAACAACTGCACTGCCTGCTCTTATGAATGATTTACTTATTCAGTTAGAGGGAGGGGATGCAGACTACGTTGGTTTTAGAAAACAAGCCAACCAGAACTACCCATTATTTTTAAATAGGATGTTCGAAATTGTTAAGTCTGAACGCTATACTGTATTAGTTCAGGCCGCCGCACTTGACACGATTTACAATGTGTCATGTTGCTTTAAAAAGCTTCGCGGTAGTCCGGATGTCGTATCTCATAAAGAACAGTATTATGAGTTTGTTGCTACTGATGCAGAAATAGGTGCCATCAATTTTTCTGATGAGTCACTGCAGTCCATACTTAGGTCTGCTTCTACACAGTGGGACAATTTTGCTGCTGATATCTCCTTAGATGATGTAGCATGTGTTCCAAGACCTGGCCCTGGTGCTACGGTTGATAGCATACAAAAATGTGAGCGCTACGCGCCGCACACTATGTACAAAACACTCAATGACGTTTTTCCATACGATGAATGGTTTTATCCAGACATGTGGAGCGTCAACGAGGAGTCGCGAAAATACTTAAGCTTAACTAAAGCTTATGAGCCTTACTCGGAATATCTCCTTGTACCTAAAACGTACGTTAAATGGAGAGGAATCTGTAAGGAAACAAACGAGGCACAGTTTTTTCAACAGGCCCTTAGGCGTTTGTTGGCTAAGCATATCAAGAGTAAATTGAGTAAACATTTACCGCTTGATGATCAGAGTGTGCATGCAACACTTGCACTAGAAGCGTCGATAGACCGTGAAAACGCAACGATCGACGAGAGCGAAGCTTCTGACCGTATTGCACGGTTGTTGGTTTCAATCATTACTTCGAATACTCCTGAGCTTCACGATGCTTTGATGGCTGTGAGTACTAGGTATATAAAACCTCCTTCTTTTGCCGGAAAGAAATTCCTGTTGAAAACGCATAAATTTGCGCCAATGGGATCCGGTGTTTGTTTTCCAATTATGTCACTTGTGCATTTATTTTTAGTTAAGGCAATTATTCTTTGCCATGCTCATGACATACCTTTTCCAGATCGTAAAGCTCTTACCCAACGGGTTAGCGTATATGGGGACGACATTGTTTTACCGTCTTCCATAGTACCACTCGTATATGAATGGCTGCCTAAGTTTGGCATGAAAATTAACCAAACCAAAAGCTTCGTCAAGTCGTTCTTCAGAGAGTCTTGCGGGTGTCATGCCTATAAAGGCATTGACATTACACCAGTGTTTATTAAATACACTAATTTTTCCTCTACAATCAGCGATGCCAAGCAATTGTTGTCGCTAGTGGCTGTTGAAGCGGATCTCTTTAAACGAGAAAAGTTTAAGACAGCTGAGTTCCTTCGAGAGCATATACACACTAAGTGGAATAACTTACCATATGTGTGTGTCAATACTCCCTTAGTGGGCTATAGACGCCCACCATCGCACCCGGACCTGACTGATTTTAGTAAGTTACCTAAACGTCAAGTTTCGAGACGATGGGACCGGTTTATGCATTCATTCAAATACCGCCTTGAATGTTGGTACGTTGTAAAATCCAGTGAGATCATAAAAACATCTACTGAATCTTATATGCGTTACCAATGCATGGCTCCCCAACGAGATGTATCATATCGTTGGGATGAAACGGGACTTCATACTCCTTTTTCAATGGATGAATTTGTTAACCGTGTAGATGAAGAGACATTGCTCGTTTCAACACGACGTGTCCCTATGTATACCTCTTCTATATACAGTGCTGTACGAAAGTCTGCATATGTATAGAGTGCCGTAAAGGCCGTATACCTAGGTGGGGGAGTCTGTCTTGAAATCTCATGGACAGCAACGCGCATTTAAAATCGATT